ATTCCGATATAAGCGTAGGGCGCGAATAAATCCCGGTTTGCGCCTGTCCAACAAACGGTACATTATTATAGTTTCGTCCATCCTTGGCACCCACAACATTATATTTACCGGATGCAAGTTGCATTACCTGATCCCTTTGTGCTTTAGCCTGTGCAATTTGGGAAGCGCCGTATGCAACAGCAGCAGCAGCGGCAACTAATCCAAGAGCAGGTCCAACGTATGGAATTGAAGCCATTGCCTGATAAGCTTCAATCGCTGATTTTGCAGTACTGGCGATAATTTGCGCAATTTGAAGATCAAAAGTTTTAAGGGCATATTTCTTTTTAGTTGCATTTTCCTCCTTAGCAAATTTATCATTAATGACTTTTTGAGCATCAGCATTATCGCCAACTGCTGCGAGTTCTTTTTGTTTCTGAGTTTCAAGATTTGTTAATTCGGCATCCTGGAATCCCTTAACCGCATTGCTTAAATTTGAAACAATTGATTCATATTTAGTTATATATTGTGTAGCATATTTAAGTTTTATAGCCAATAAAGCCTGTTCATATTCCTCGGTTGTAAGTTGCTTATTCTTATAAAACTCTTCCAGTTTTGCAAGCTCGATATCTTCCTGCTGTACTAATGTTAAAAGGTTATATTCTTTTCTCGCGGCATCACGATCTTTTTGAGCTTTATCTTGTTTTTGAAGGCCAGCATCAATAATTTGGAATTTTTTATCCTGAATTTGTTGCTCAAGAGCTAGACGATCATCACCGAATTTTTTAAGGAGTTGTTTACTGGTTTCATCATCAGCCGAATATTTAGATTGAATATCCGCAATTGATTCACCAACTCGCAATAATCGGGTTTGTAACTGACCAAGTTCTATTGCATTAACATCTTCAGCATATTTTTCTTCGACTCGCTTACGTTTTTCAGAATTAGTTCCGGCTTCAGTTAGTTCCTGAAGGTATAACTCTTTGCGTTGTGATAGAACTTCCTTATTAGCTTTGTCGGAAGCTTTTGACCATTCATTGAAAGATATTTCCTCAAGTTTTTGAGTGTGTTGGGCTTCTAGGATTTCAAGTACCTGAAGTTCTTCCGAGGTTAATTTGCTTCGATTGATATTAAATAAACCGGCCTTTTTTAAACGATCATCATAATTTTTGTTTTCAGCATCAACTAAGGAAGAACCAAGATTGACAAGTTCATCGCGATATTTTCGCTCTTCAACTAATTTTGTAACCTTACGATCTGCCTGTTTTTGCTCTTCTTCATTTAATTTTTTTTGTATTTCGGTATTAGATGATGCATATTTTTTAAGGATATTTATTTTATCGGTACTACCCTGATCTTCGATTTTCAATAAATTTTGATTATACGCATATTGATCATCCTGTCCTTTAATATAACGTTGTTTTTCGGAAACAACCAGTTTTGAATTTTTAGTATCAACCATGGCAATTTCTTCATCCATGGTTTTTTTATCATCCTCTAATTTTAATTTATTATAATTAGCATTAACGCGTTGGTCAATTTTTTTATATTCAGCGGATGTATTGTATAAATCCGCCATTTCCTTTGCAATTTTATCAAATCCGCCAGCATCATTCCCTTCTTTACCTTTGCCAATATTATTAAACAGATCGTTCATTTTTAGGATATCAGGATCCGTTTCTTTTATTTTTTGTTTAATAGCATCAAGTTCTTTTACATGTTGATTAAAAGCGTTTTCACCAGGAGCTATTTGTTCTAACATTTTTGCACGTTGCTCATCATATAACCCATTCAGTTCCTCGATCTGAGTTTTAATTTTTGAATTGGCTTCATATTTTTCCAAATATTGTTTTATTTCTTCTTTAGAGGCTCCTGTACGTTGTGCAGCTAATTTTAAATCCTCATTTAATGCTTCCTGAATAATTTGATTGTGTTTATTGGCTAAATCTTTATCTATTACGCCAATTTGGATATCGGCATCCATTCGTTCCTGGGTGGATTTAGTTACATCTTTTGAAATTTTAAGTAAATCCTGGCGCTGATCCATTGCTTTTGCTTCCTCGATAGATAATGCTCTTGTTTTTTCTTTTACATCATCCATTACATGACTATATTCTATACCTAAACTAATGGCATCTAACATATTGGTAAATAGGTTTGAAAAATCACCGGTGGCAATTGATTTTACAACCGAATCCCAACCATTTTTCATACCGAAAGTAAAAGCTTCCCAGGTTTCCTTACCGCTTTTTGTACTTTCGATCAAACCCATAACACCATCTTTAAGCATTTGTAAACCTTTGGTAGCAATTTCGGCGATTCCGATTCCACCAGCCATAGCCCACATTTGACCAAAAGATGAACCCGCATCATTGGTGGTTCCTTTTAATTCTAGTTGTCTGGCTTTAACATTATTTAATTCTGTTTGATAGGCTTTAAATTCATCAGTATTTGGTTTTAATTGACTTAAAATAGATTGCAATTCTTTACTTCTTTGTCCAAGTTCGCGCATACTCATTCCATCCAGTCCAATTTCTGCGCGAATATCCTCCATTTGACTTTTTAAAGCAGCTAATTCCTGTTTTTTGCTACCAAGTATTTCCTGATCCTTAATACCTTTCATTGATTTGGTAACAGCATTGGCCTCTGTTTGCAATTCCTGCAATTTTAACCTGGCCGGATCGCCATTGATGATTACCTCGAGCTGTAATTTATCGATCTTAAGCATTTGCCTTGTTTAATTCGTTTCTCAAATCAATCCGGGTGGCCTCAGTAAATCCATACAAAAGGCGACCTATAAGGGTATTTATGTGACCATATACCGTAATATTCCACCAGCGTGTATCTTTTCTAACGCGCGATTTACTTGCCTGTTTAATTCCCCACAAACTTTCATTTGTGCTCCTGGAGGAAAGTTTTGCCCGCGATTTTTGTTTCCGGTAATTGATTTCGATAAACCGCCCATAATCCGGAAAATAGTATTGAATTTTTCCTCCTTTTTCGCCATCTTCTGAAACTTTATAAGTTACCCGGTCGCGCAAATGGGCATCTTTATTATCCGTACTGATAATGTTTTTTTCTTCGATACGTTTTATAAGAATATCCGTGAGTTCCATGCCAAACCTTTTCAGTTCATTATTGATAAAGCGCATTTCTATGTAATCATTATCACTCATAATATTGCCCTGTAATTACGATTAATAGTCAATTGCCAGCCTTTGCAACCGAATAATAAAAATGGTTCAACCGGATCGATCTGAAAGGGATTATCCAGCCAGCGTTTCTCCGGACAAAAGGTTTTATCATCCGCGAGCATAAAATCATGTAAACGCATCATGAGTTCCAATCCTTTATCCTGTTGAACGAACTCTCCAAACTGATCATTTGCACGTCCATTTAAACCATGTGCAATGGTTACCTGGAGCGTAAACCAACTATCACGCAAACGCGCATCGTTCAAAGCAAGGGCATGGATTCCGGCAGGTTCCAAAAGCATAAACCAACCCCCAATACTTTTAATATTATCACCTAACTGTTTATCATCCTGTTGTACAAAAAAATCCTCAATTGATGGTATAAGACTGTGCGGATCCATTGCAGTGAAATATGCTTTCAGGTCCAAGTAACCTGGCGTTTTATCATCATCACGCTTAAACTTATTCAGAACGCCAGCCTTGAGCGGAAATTTGCCAAAATATTTAATCACTTCAATGAGTTCCATAGTCAGAATTTTTTTACGGTTTCTAAGGATATTTTAAGTAATTCAGCTATTTCGGTATCTTTTTTCTTCATATCCCGGTACTGGCTTACGGCATCTTTAAGTGTTTTTATCTGCAGGGAGAAAAAATCAACAATGGACATCATGGTTAAACTCTCAATTGTACCGTACCCGTCCTTAGCAAATGAAAAAAGCAGTTCGTAGGATCCGGATGAAAGTTTTTTGATATCGGCATGATCGCCTTTTGAAAAAAGAATCCCGAAAACCGGGTGCGAGGAGAAATAATCCTGCCAGGAAATATACAATATCCAAATAGCAACAAGCCATGGATGGTTGGCAAATAATTCCGATTGCTGCTGAGATTCAAATGTTTTGTAATTTTTACGATCGGAACGATAAAGACAGGATGCTACATTTGCTAGATATTTAGTATCATTTGTTTGTGCAAACATTTGCATATATTCGCAAGCGTCGAGAAATTCACCAGCGCACAAATCGGTCTCCAATACTCCATTTTTATCAATTTTAAAAACAGGACCGGTAAATTTTTTGTGATTGATGGTTATCCTTGGCAAAATATTCCGGTTAAACCGCATATTGATCTTAATCGAAGGGTTCAGCAGCGTAATAACCTGATTTAATTCAGCAAGAAGATTTTTATCATCAATTTCCTCCGGCAGGCAATAAGATAATACGTCGCGAAGCCCAGGTGAAAGAATATCACCTATTTCAGGGTTAATTGAAATGCTGAAAAAACATTTGGTCAATTCAGCAAGCTTTTGCCGGCAACCGGCACGCTGAAATTTAGCAACATTACTGCCAATTAAAATTTGTAATAGTTTAAGACGGCTATCCTGAATAGGTTCATTCACTGAACTAAATAAAACCGAAGCCACTCGGGCAAACTTTTCAGGTGAAAGCTCCTCCCAACTGGTTTCAATCATAAATATTTTCCTTTTTTTACTCATTCAGGGTTAGGTCATATAATAATGCTTATCATCCTTATCAATGTGGGGACTTTTAATGTTAATCGGATCATCCGGATAATCATTTTCGGCCTTATCCGCTTTCTGTTGAACATCAATCGCTTTAAGAATAGTTAAAGCCGTATTCCGGTATTTAAATGAAAGGCGTTCTTTGTCGGAATCATGCGAAGCAGTTTTCCCCATAGTGGAACCTGAACCGCTTGTTTTTTGAGGAATCAACCGGCGAATTGGCGCTGGCAGGTAGAAATCATCCCAATCGTACATAGCCCTGGCAATTGTTAAATATGCTAAGGCTTTTTTGAGCTTGCTGATTAGTTTTGGATCCGTAATTTTTGAGAGATCGCCAACTTGTGGAATAATATCATCATCCTGCGCTTCCTTCATAATTACACGTGCCCGATAAAAAAAAGCAGCATCACCATCGGTTAGAATATAATTATCAAAATCGCGATAATCCTTAATAAGTAAATCGGCTAAAGCTTTTTGTTGGTTACTATCCTTCCAGTTTGTGAATATATCCGCATTGGCATTCAAATGATCAATGAGTTCTTTCATAAACGCAGCGTATCTGAGCAAAAGATTTTCCTTTGCGTCATCAATCTGATATTTAAAGGCTGTTACTTCATCAGCCGATTTATATGTTGTGATGGAATTATTACTTACGCGTAATTGTAACCAGATAAAAGCGCGATAAAATGTGAGTGGCGCCATCGCATACCGCAATAATTCCACGGCTTAGGTAAATTTATCTGAAGAAACAATGCCGGTTATATTACCAATAAATGTTAACATGTATTTCCAGACACCGGGCAATGGTGCATAAATATCAAGATGCAGGGTTATTTCACGATCGCCGGTTTGTTGTGCAATGAATGGATCTATTTTATTGCCCTGATTATCGGTAATACTTATATCGAAATCAGTAATATCAAAGTCTGTAGTTATAACTAATTCACCATCGGAATTCAGGTCCGCAACGTTAAATATGTCTGCTTTGATACCTGAATTATTTGGAATTGCATCCGGATTTACCGGATTTGTGTCGATAGATGCAATTAAATCATCATAAAAAGCGGGTGGAATAACCTGCCGGATATCATTGGCAGCAATAACAAGACTATCAGTAATATTTTCCAGGTCAAAATTCTGATCGATATTACTCAGATATTTTTTTATTTGAACGCCTTCAAAAGGGTGTTTTACCATGATTTTCAAGTTTATTGATTGTTATTTGGCATCCGTTCACTGGCCGTAACATCCTGCTGCCGGGGAGGTGCGGAACGAATAAAACCTAATTTAACCCGCGCCTTGGCCAATTGAGGAAAATTAAGCCAGATGGCACGGTTTATATCTTCGAGAATGCAATCTTCAGCATATTGGAGAGAATCGAGATATATCATATAATCATAATATGCCTGGGAGCCGGAGTTAAAAACACCATCGTTGGTTAAATTGGATATACCAGGCGCGAGTCCTTTACCAGCCAATAGCATCGTATTGGTGATTTTATTATAAGAAATAATACTATCAACAAATTCTTTATAACTGGTAGGAATAGACTCAAAAGTCCATTTCTCAATCCCATGCTCGGTAAGAAATGAACGACTCCAGAACATTTTACCCTGATTTTTTCCGGTACCACTCATTACATTTGTACATTCTTTAATTTTGTTATTGATAAGATCAGTAACCATATTGAAACTGAACTCTGTGCCGATTTTAACGCCTTCGTACTCTTCAATCAGTTTTTTATTTGCCTGGGCGCGATTATCATTTTCGTCACAAGCCTTTTTTATAGCTTCAGTTTTTTCTTTTATCCAGGCATCCGGGATGATCACATGCACTTTGGCATTAAAAGAATTCTCCAGGTAACTGTTAATATATTTAGGATTCAGGTTGCTGCCTTTAATCCATTCTTTTTGTCCGGTAAAAAATGTTGGATTGGCATAGATATCTTCATTGAAGGAACGATCCCGGACGTAATGCACAGCAGTTGGAAATGCAAAAGGATTGGCCGGATCAAACCTGTTCCATTCAAACATTTGGAAAAAGAATATTTTTCGCCAATCACCCTCCAGTACCAAATCACATTCGTTATCCAGGATCCGCTGATGAATATCAATAACCTTAGTTGTTGCAAGGCGACAAAGCACTCCATTTTTATATTTAAGGCCACGAATAGGCATATTACCATTAACCAGTCGGCGGCTTTTATTGAAAAACCATTGATCGTAATAACCTTCCATGTAGTAATACTCGTGTATTATGCGGGTAATATAATCGCGGAATGAGTCTAATTCAGGGTCTTTATCCCAACTATCTAACCAGTTAAATACATCCGGATAGGTAGCCGAAACCCATTTTCGGGTGGGTTTATCGCCACTTTCATCAGGAATATACAATCCAACACCCTTGCCAAACATAATACGCACCTGTTTTTTAATGATTTCAGGGAGAATAGGGTTATTATCAATGTAATCCTTAACGATATTGGGAATCATATTGTCTATTCCGTGTGTGGCAACGGTATAACCAAGCAAATTAATACGATCGCCCATAACGAAATAACGGCTATAATTAGCCATGTCCTGGGCAATGCTATCAGCCTGATCAGCATTTACGATTGAAAAACTGATAGCAGCTTTGCCATCGGCTAATGAAACGCCATTATTGCCAAAATTTTGAATTTCTATATTCATGAGTTAATCATTTGCGGTTTACCATCAGGGAGCGGAGTGAACCAATCGACTTTCAACCAAATAAAATCAGGCGCAAAAGCAACCTCCCGGATAAGTCGTTTGCGGCACATACGGTTTGCATTTGCCTTACTTTCATTTAGATCGGTATAAGGTTGAAAAAGATCGGGGTGCGGTTTCATGGATTCATCCGGGAGAGCGGGGCGGAGTCTACATGCGTTCACAACCCTTATTCCGTCGGTTTGTCTGCGGCGTTCATTCCAGGTAAGATGCTTTATTTTAAAATAGAAATCTTTGGAATGACGCAGGGCGCGCATCCGTTTTAAAGCTTCAAAACCGTTTATAGTATCCATTCCTTTAGCTTTTTGTTACTAAGGAATGGAATTGAGTGAAGGTTTTAAAGGACAGAGACTATAATCCAGGTATGTCGAAAGTCTCACTTCCGGAGGAAGGTTTGTATTTTTCGTAAAGGCCAAACAAAAGATACATCAACGCGGATGTCAATTGTGTAGAATACCATACTTGTTCCTCATATTCGAGTTTAATTTCACTGGTTTTGTCCAGTTCGATCCAGTTACCCTTTTCAAGTTTAAGCGGACTCATATAAATACAGGAGATGGTTTGCTCACATTCAAACTGACAAATACGGATCCGGGGTGTGCGCTTTTCGCGTTCACTTAGCAAAACATCCAGTAAAAGGTAATGCTCCCAATACTCAATTGTGCGTTGGTTTAAACTCATAAGTTCTATTTTCCAACCAAGATCCTCCATGCAACGTTTAAAAATTGCAATGTCCGTTTTGCCTTTGGGATTATTGGCATATATTTCTTTTCGTTGGTTACCGGCGCGATCGTAATAAAGTTTTATAACCTTACGTTGGTGTGGCCGGAAAAATTCATCAATTTCCTGAGCTAAATCAAAATGTTGTTTTGGTGTCCATACAAAAAAATTCTTAATAACCCGAAGTTCATTACCTTTTTCCTGAGCCATAACGCAACTCATAAAATTACCTGGGTCAAAACCCATCAGGAGTGGCCTGTTTGTATCGCAGTATTTAAGATCAATGCAGGTTCGTTTATATTCGCCCGCTATATTTACATCATCAAACCCACCTGAACCTTCCGGATATTTATAACTGTCGGTATAAATATGTTGCTTACCAAACAAGGCAAAGAACATTTTTTTAACCCGGTCCGGCCTAATACCAAGAATTGATAATAAAAACTTGGATATATTACTTTTAGATCCCTTGAATTGTCGTTTAATATATTCATTGCCCAAAACAGCCAGATTACTGAAACTTGATCCTTTAATATATGCCCACATCCCGGATTCTTCTTTCCGTTTTTCAAGAACAAAACCTTTCCACCGGTTTATAAACCTTGTTAAACGATCAATTTCATTGCCTAAACTTTCAATTTTTTGAGAATTTCCAGACTTACCAGCTTCACTAAGTTCAACTTTTGCAATTTCACGCTCGCCTTCAGATTTTAAAATTCGGAATGAAACGTATTCTATCAGGTCCAAGGCTTCTTCATTTACATTTTCTTCATATTGTAACCACCAATCCTGATCATTTTCAAAATTTGGTGTACTGGAAAATCCTGTAATGCCTCCATAATAATGTGATTGTCCATGTAATTCGCGATCACCACGCAAGGTCGGAAGTACACGTTCAACAAAATCAGTTTCCTTTATGCGGAGCATTTCATCAACAAATACATGTACCACGGATTTTCCAAGGATGCTCTCTGGCCGGTCCAAACTTCCAAATAAAAGAACAGTACCCCAGGCAAATGAAATCGTATGTTTCCAACTCCCTACAGGTATATATGGGCGTTTGAAATGTTTCGGAGGTTCTTTGCCATATTCGTAATGCAAACCGCGCACATAATGTTTTCCCAAATAAGTAATGATACCAGGAACAATTGTATCCATTGCAAATGTGTAGGTTGGCGCTACCAATAACATGGTGCTTTTAGGCATATCGTAAGTGATGCGGACAATTCGCGGGGCAAACATCTCAGTTGTTTTACCGGAACCACGTCCTAATTCACCTATTAGATTTTGCGTATCAGTAAGCAGTACTTTATGTTGAATAACGGTATTATACTTTTTTATAAATTCGGTATTGTTATTCATCGGTTACTTCCTCCAAATCAGTAATATTCATACTGAGGGCAGCCTCATCCTTAAGTTTTTCTTTTTGTTCGGTATTTAAAGGAAAGGTGTCAATGGTTGTGCAGGCATCTTTGTACTGCTTCAATCGCTCGCCTGCAATGCTTTTTAAATTATATTCCTTTTTGCCTCCAAGCATTTGCCAGGTAACTTCAGGACTTAACACATGAACGATAGGATGTAATTTGGAGGTGTCAATTTCATTCTCATTTTGATTTTGTCGCAACCTGGCTGCATCAATTATGCAACGTCGGGCAACTCCAAACATTTGCGCAACCGTAGCAATATTAGCCAATTCCTCAAGTTTATCAGCATAATAGTTATTCCATGCTGAATTTTTGACCGTACTATTTAAATGAAAATGATTGATCGCTTCCCAAATGATTTCGCGGGCACTTTGAAATGATAATTCCAATTCGGGATAAAGTTTAATTAACTCACGGGCGCAGCGAGAAACTTTTGGATAACGCCGTTGAAGTTCAGGTACTTTATCCATTAATAAAATGAACCGTTGCAGATCCTTTGGAATTGCATCACTTTGTTGTTTATCCAAAAAAGTCCTGACGATATCAGGATGTAAAGTTTCAAAACGTTCGCATAGATTCATAGTTATTCAGTTGGGTTATCGCCCAAATAATCTGCAATTAGCACATCAACTCTTTTTTGACGATTAAGATTTATAGTTTCAATTTCAGCCTGTACGGCTATAAGTTTTGTTTCAGGTCCCATGGCTGCATTTCCTGTTCGAAAAGCATCATATAGTTCAGAATCTTTATCGAAAAATTCATGCATCAATTCAGCAACATTATCCGGATCCATCCATATAGCAATTTCCTGCATGGATTTTCCTTTCATTGCCATATTGATCACATCATTTAAAATATCAGGCGGATAACTCATTGTTTTTAAATAAATCCTAAGCAAAGTTATGCTCTGAAATTGCCCGATAAAGGACAAAATAGAGGTAAAATCATCAATATAGAGGTATTTTGTCGGTGGATTTATGATTAATAGCTTAAAATTCAATAATAACGTTAAACCATTAATTTTTTTAAAACATTTGTGTCGTAAAAATT